CGGGACGACCGGGGGATTCCAAGAGACGATCTGCAACGAATTGCAGTGCAGCTGGAATAAGCATGCGCGTGGCCTGAGCATTAATTCTCAGTCCTCGTTCATCCTTAAAACCTGCAATATCAATCAGAGCCTGCTCTAACGAAGTCTCATTCAAATCCGCAGCCGTGCTGAGGATATTACTGAGGCTTACGTTTTCAACAGTGGGGTGCGATGCGCTACAGAGGTAGACACCATCACCACCAAGACCCGAGTCAAACGCATTATTCAATATGTTTGCACCCTTGATCTGCTTCGTTTGCACCATGGATCGCGCCAGTGCCTTAGTGTACCGCGAGGACAACGTGTCATACAGATTATCCTCAATAGCTTCCTCGGTTAGAGAAAATGCCATTGCGATAGTCTCGTTGACATATCGTGCCGTCCAAGCTTCTTGCGCCGTGTCGTAAACGACCGAAGCGCCTTCACTTTTCACTGGGGCTTCACCAAAGCCAGTAAGCATGACTTCTTCTTCATACGCTCGTTCCGAGTTTTCCGTATCGAAGATATCCTCGTGCTCATTGGCATACCTGTCATACTCAAGTCCGAAGAGAGCATGCAGGCCTGGAACCAACTCTTTTACAAGTTGGGCTCTATTAATAGCCATTAATTACTCTCCTTTAAACCGCGAAGACGCTAGTTGGGAAGGTGAAGAATGCTCGCGCATACTGACCAATTGAGTTGCTAGGACTTTGAACAAATCCTATACACAACGCAATTCCCGAAGAAGTCGTCGTCGTGACGCCTTCTTTTGAACGCCCATTTAGCGTACTACCCGCAGTTGTTGACAAAGTATGCTTTGCCCCCACAGCTGCTATAGTAGGGGTGCCCGTAAACTGTGCCTCATATACGATCGCAGGATCCGTATATACATAGGCAATAGCATTGGCACTCCCTAATGTTGCCGTATCCGCAGTCCACTGATTAGACCAAATTGCAGCCCCGGTTGTTGCGGTGTATTGCACACCGTAAAAAACCCCAGCAGGGGTATCCGTCGCTCCAGCTTGTTCTACCCGTCCTGAATTAAGTTTCACTAAGTCACCACTACAGATGAGGGTGTCATAAGCACTAGCTAATTCAAGGCGAGATGCATTTATAGTCCCTCCATAGAGACTATACGCAGGTGTGAACCCGTTCGGCTTATTTGTGTTTGCCATTACAAACCTCTTTTAAGCAAATTAGGTTTCAGAATCGTCAGGACGAGCCTGACCGCCAAATTCCACCTTCGATGTTCGTTCAACGTCCCCACGTCGTAACGGCATCGTCGGATCACTTTCTCGCATGTAATCGTTATCAACACCTTTCATCTGTTCAGATGTCTGATGTTGAAAATAAGCATTCCGTTCATTAACGGTCTCTTCCGGAATACGCGCGAGTACCAAGCCGCCTACACCTATCACGCCTGCGTGCTTACCGTCCTCAACCGTAGGAGCTTCGAAATCGGGATATTCCTCTGCTCTTACGAGTTCGAATCCTTCACGAACACGTTTTGACATGTTCGCTCTGTCATCATGACCTCGGACTTCCGCACGAATCCAGCGATGTTGAAATCCTGGGGGTGCTTCTGGGGCGTCTAACATAGATGGCGGTTGCCATGGTTTACGGCGAGAGCTTTTCTCTCGTGAATCGGCAGATCTGGAGTCACGATCTGACATATTTAACTCCTAATTTTCCACATGACGTGCGTAATCTTCCAACGGCACACCTAAGCGTTTTGCTATGGCAACCTGAGAAGGATTAAGTTTCACGGAGCGTGTAGCACGCTTACCACCAGTTCCTCTACTGGAACCAGCGACTCGCTGCTGCACGTTTTCAGTTTGACCAAACTTCTGCGGGAAATATTCCCGGATACGTTTGTCTACTTCGGTGTAATACCCATCACTGGTGGGGTCTTGACCCTCTTCAACCAGATCTCGGTGAATACCAAAGGCGGCATACGTCATTGCTTGGTCGCTTCCAAACCAATCATTCTGTTCTGCCCAATCTTGGGCTCTAGGATCCGGTGGAGGCGGCTGCTGTTGTTGTTGCGGCATTTGCTGCTGCGGTCGAGCCGTATTCCGACGCGTCCGTACTTGCTGCGCTTGCAACCGTTTTACATTTTCAGATTCAGTTGCAGATCGCGCAATCGCTTCCGTTGCTTGAGCAATGGCCTCACCGTCCCCGAGCTCTTGAGCATCCTTCAACGCAACTTTAGCGCGAGCTAATTCAGAATTAACTCGGTTATCGTATTCTTTAACCAACGTGCCGTCCGAAGACCGCAAGCGGGTTTGGAGCGTTGAATTCTGAGTCTGAACCCGTTGAGCATAGTCTACTGCTTCATCGCGCTGCCTCTCGGCTTCGCGCATCTGATAAGTCAGTCGATTAATCCGTTTTTTAACGGTCTCACTATACTCATCAAGCTCAGTAGGTTCCGGTCCGTCTTCCGTGGTGGACGCTTCCTCCACAGCCGTAACAAGATTACGGTCTGAAGGAGGATCCTGAAGCACATCGGCTTCGTGGATATCCACCTCTTCTTCCGGTAGTTCTAATTCAATACTTTCACTAGGCATGGCGGATCCCCATGTTATCCGTGCAGAATTTCTTCTGGGTCATCAATGACAGCAAGAATCTCGTCATCATTTAAAAGACGCATATCGCCTCCTTCAATGCGAAACCTTGCCCCCGCGTAGCGGCCAAATATCACCCAATCACCCTCTTGACACCAAGGGCCTTCGGCAAATTTGTCCGGATCTTTGTAAGCATCGGGGCCTAAAGATACAACCAAACCCACAATCGTGGCTAATTGCTCTTTTTCCATCGTCTGCTTGGCAAGCATAATTCCACCTTTAGTGGTGGCCTTTGGCTTGAATGGCAGGATTAACATCCTGTACCCCGTAGGCCGGGGCAATTTACTTGCGTGATCCCCTAAATTGTCTGGAGTGATGGCATCTTCTTCTTCAGTGAAGGTGCTCCCCTCCCCAAAATTAAGGACACGTTCTGGAACAGTTTCAGTCATCTACTTCTTCCGTTGTCGCGTGCAGGGCTACGATTTCTTGTTCGGCAAAATTAAGCCCTGAAATTTGGCCGACCATATAACGATATTGATCAAAGTCTTGGGCATTTCCTGATGCCAAAGTCGTCTTCAATACCTCCTGTCTTTCTCGGATCTGTTTCAACAGATGCTCCGAAAATCGAATAAAATCCATACGCTACGAAATATACCGATAAAACATCAATCCTTTGGTGGCAGCGCCTTTGCCTTTCACCTTAGTCTCTTTGCCGCCGCCTGGAAGCACCGTACCGGCTTTAACCGTCTTGGCCTGAGCCAGTCCTTTAGAGGACGCTTTCATCGGCTCGACCTTTACCCCCTCAGGCTGTTTTCCTGGTTTGGGATAATCCGTCAGTTCTTTATTCCAATCCTTCATGTCTTACCCTTTTTCTTCTTACCGTAAGAAACCTTTTTGCCCTGACGCTTGGCCGCGGCTGTTGCTGCCGCTTTCCCCTTAGCTGTATAAGGATAATGTTTTTTACCAACCTTTGGCATATTTACTCTTCTCGCGCCTCGCGTGCAATCTTTGTGAGATCAATCAGGCTCTTATCGACCTCTTCTTGATGCTTCATCTCAGCTTCTTGCAAGTCTGCCGCGGTGCGTAAATCTTCGCGCCGTTCATCAGAATCGATCTTTTCACGCTTAATTTCAGCATCCCGCTGTGAAGACATCTCTTTCTGCGCCAATTGCTCGCGCTCAAGCCGCATCTGCTCTTCGAACATCTGCCGCTGCGGATCCGGGTCCTCCATCGCCGCTGCCAGCGCCTGCTCCTGACCGGTGATTTCCTGCGTGGCTTGCGCCGCCGCCATGGCAATCTGGCTCTCTGCCTCCGGTGGTAGCTGTGGTAACTGCCCATCGGGTCCCGGTTGCGGTAATTGCATGCCTTGCTGCGTCAAAATCTGTTCAACCTGAATTCGGTACTTCAGCGCCTCGTGTTCTTGGATATGAGCGTTTAACGCGCCCACCGCCTCTTGATTCTCCGAAACACTCGGATTTTGCGTAAAAGCAACATGTGCATCGATGTGAGCGTCATGATTTTGCGGCATGAAGGCTTTGAGCGGCGCTTTCATCAGCGCATCCTGATTTTCCTGAATCGGGTCTTTCGGAATCGGTGGCGGCTGATCCGGAAGCAAAATTTCGTCAATATCGCGAATATTCAGCGCCAGATACATTTTCCGGTACGCTTCCTTCATATTGTGCAATTCCGGCGCACTTTGAGCTAATTGAAGCTGGGTTTGCGCCAAAATGATGCGTTGCGTCGAACTAAAGATGTTGGGGTCCGAAACCGGAACCACATCCACGTCATTGCCGAAATCTTCCTGAAAAACGTTCTCTTCCCCGCCCTGCACCTGATACGGGTAAACGGGAGGTAAACTTTCGCCAAAAACACGTTTTAAGATCTTAAATTCGATGCGCTGCGCGTAATGCAGCCTTTTGTGGATGGCCGAGATGACTTTGAGCCCTTTTTCGAGCAAAGCCACCGTGGTACCCACCGGAGCACTCTGATTACCGTCGCCAATGTTCTGATCCATGACCGAAGCGAAGCGTTGCCCCGATTCGACCAATGTGCCCAACAAATTGGCCAATGTGCCGCTCGGCTCTTTATAAGGGAGCGGTAAAAACGAATCTCGCAGGTTTCCGCTCGCCGAATCCACGTCGCGCC